TTTTCAGCAGACTCTTTCATCAGTCCTAACTCTGCCATTAATTTATTTTTACCCATGCCGTACATCAAACCTAAATTAATAGTCTTAGCCTGTTTTCTTTTTATGCCTGCCATGTCGGCCACGACTTGATGGAAATCAGCGTCTCCGGCGTTGTATGCGTCTACAATTTCATCGACTCCCTCTAAATTTTGTAGTTTTGCGTAATGCACTAAAATTCTAGGTTCTTGTTGTGAGTAGTCAAACGATCCCCATTTATGTTTTTCTTCTGGAATAAATATAGATCTAATCATTGGACCAAGTTCAGGATGCCTTGCAGGAATCTGTTGTAAGTTAGGATTACTCATACTAAATCTACCTGTAACTGTTCCACCTTGATCTGATCTAATTTGATTTATATCTGCATGTATTCTACCATTGACTGCATGTTTTGTTATTGAATCTATAAAAGTTGTATGCGCTTTGTTTATCTCTCTTGCGTCTGCAATTGATTTACCAAGTTCATGTGGGTGATTTTGTAAAAAGTTTTTTGTAAAACTTGGCTCCTTACTTTTTTCTGTTCGATCGTAAGGTAATCCTAATTTGTCAAATGCTTTTGCAATACTTCTTGCTGCATGTATTTCTACTTCAATTCCTGTTAAACCTTTGATTTTATTAATAATTTTGTTCTCTCGTTCTATAAGATTTTTTTTCAAATTAGCTGCATGTTCTAAATCTACACGCACACCTTTAAATCTCATGTCAACTAAACATGGAAATAATTTTGTCTCCAGGTTAAATACATCCCACAACTCTTGTTGATATAATTCTGTTTCTAATTTTTCCCACAACTTTAATGTTGCCTCTGCATCTCGCTCTGCGTATTGTCCAACAAACAACGCAGGCAATCTCCATAAATCTTTTTTAGGATCTAATCCATAATCTTTTGCTGCTTCTAATAAAATTTTTTCATCTTTACCTATACCAACATAATGTTTTGCTAATGTATTTAATTGATAAGATAATCTGTTTTCATCAATTAGTGAGGCTGCAATCATTGTGTCCACAATGTGGCCTTTTATAGACAAGCCTTCTTTGCGTAACCAACACACATCATACATTGCATTATGAAAAATAAAGGTAGTATCTGTTTGATTTAATATGTTTTGGAGCCATGAAAATACAAGTTTTTTGTCCATATTTCCACCTTGCTCATGATGTACCGGAAAATACCCGGACCACCCCTCTACGGCCACCGCAATGCCAGCAATATGCCCTTCTCCAGCCACATTACCAGACCCTATCTCCTTTAGATTAGGATCATTAGTCTCTAAATCTATTGCTATTTTCTTATAACCTTTTAAATTTTTTAATTCTTCTGGCATAACCCATTCTGTTTCAGGACTAAACAAAGGTATTTGCGTACTTCTCATGAGTAATCCCTTTCAAGAATCATTTCTAAATAATGGATTGCCTTCTTCACATCTTCCTCTTTTCCTTTTATCGCATGGCGACAAATATACTTTATAGCATTTCCTTCAGCAAACAAAAGTTTATTTTCGTTAATAAATTCTGCAGGTTGAATTTTCATATTTTTATAATGTTTGCCTCCTACTTGTTTTTCTAATGAGTCGTAAGTCATTCCTTTAAACATATCTTTATTTGTCATTTTTTTTTTCCTTTTTATCGTGAAATACTTCATACCAAGTATTACATTCATCACAGTTATACATACTTACAATATTGTGCTCTGAATCTGGGTAAGTATCTTCAGTATCAAAATCATTATTCCATCTTACTTCTGCATTGCAGTAAAAACATTTCATAATATATAAGCTCGATCAAAACTTTTTGGATCTAACACATGCAATTCACGTTTCGCTCTCGTCGCTCCAGTATAAAATAATCTATGTAATTCATCTGGGTCATGACTAAATGTTTCAAGCGCTGCGTTGGTTAAGTCTTGCATAAGTAAAACTTTGTCGGCTTCTCCTCCTTTTGCTCCATGTATTGTTGACATTATTATACGAGGATTTTTATTTAATGTTTCTCCATTCGCCCTCATGTTACGAATGTAAGTTTCTGTAATTGGATCTAATCCTTCAAACGCTTCAAACCAAACATTATCAGTTATTAATCCATAATTTTTTTGACATTCTTTTAAAGTATATTTTTCTTCTGAATGTAAAGTTTTACCTTTTTGAAATCCAGGCAACACATTTGTTCCTAGATATTCATATATATTTTTTATTTCTAAAGTATTTAAATGACAACCTTTACGCCAAGATTCCCAATTATTAATTGCTAACAATAATTTTAAAGGTATAGAATTAATTCCTTTGTATTGATAATACCAACCTCGTAATTCACAAACTTCTTTTACATTATTTAAAAAATGATTAGCTGATGATAGTATTAGCCAGTTACCTTCTGACATGTCTACCTGCGTAATGTCAGAATATCTTTTAAGTATACCTACTTCAGCTCTAGGTTTATATTGTTTGTCAAATCTGTTTTGTACTTTGCCAATGATTTTTTGTGATAATTCGTGTATAGGTCCACCAGGTATACGATAAGATTGATCTAATGTTTGTATGTCGTCTACTTCTTCTTTCAATGCAATAAAATGATCTACATCTGCACCAGCCCATTTAAATATAGCTTGATCGTCATCACCTGCTATGTAAGTTTTTTCTGCACGATTCCATATTTTTCTTACCATGTCCCATTGTAACAAAGACAAGTCTTGTGCTTCATCAATAAACAAAACCTCAAACTTATTGTGAGATTCTTTATCAATAAATTGCTCTAATAAATCTGTAAAATCTTTCAAACCTTTTTCTTTTTTGTATTTTTTTAACTCTTCAGCTAATAGATACAATGTATTTCTCTCTATGTCTAATATGTTTTGCCTAGAATCATAGTACTCTAATAAATCCATACGTTTTACACGAGCTGTATTTATAATTGTAAGATACTCATTGTCAGAATTAAATGTACCATCTTCCATGGAGTATTTTGCAGTCTTAATTGGTATGCCACATTTTTGACCAAATTCTTTATAGTCCTCATGACCCATCATTTTTTCTTTGGTCATGCCTAATTGATTAAATGCGTATGAATGTAAAGTTCTAAAAAAAGGTAAATCGTTTTCTATATCTAATCCAAATTTTTCAGATGCACGCGTAGCCGCCTCTGTTGCAGCTTTTTTAGTAAACGAAAAATACCCAATTTGTTTAGGCCTTATCCCATTTTGTATGAATTCGTCTACTAAGTTTAACAACGTTGTTGTCTTTCCCGTTCCTGGTGGACCTAGTATTATTGTTTTCATATTTTTTTAACTTCCTTTCTGCTATTTGTAGCTGCACTTGTGTTAATTCTAATTCTTCTGTTAGCTCTTGTATTATTAATCTAAATCTTAAATGCCAGTTTTTACCTACATCTCTGTCATAAGTTTTTGACATTAAAATACCTCTTCTTGATATTGTACTTTAGATACACTTGCTTCTATTTTTTTCATTGTTTTTATTTTTACCACTCTTGGCTGTTGTGATTTAATTCTTAATCTTGTTTCTTCTACAAATACATCGTCTAATCTTTTTAATAAATTACCTGTTTTAATTTTATCCATGTCCCAATTGTTTTTCTTTAAAAAACTATAAAAATCTTCCATTCTAAAATATGTAAATTCTCTTTTTTCATCTGTGTATGGTAGTTTATTAAATATATCGTCCATTGTTCTTGCTGATTGTCTGTTAGTAGTCCAGTCTTGCAACAATCCTGTTAACTCATTGGTAGGATCTAAAGATTCTAAAGGTTCTACTTCTTGTAAATTAGTCATCATCGGTTTTAAAAAATGTTGTTTCCAATCTTTTGGTTTTGGTATTGGTACAATTAAGTTAGCTTGGTCTAAACATGCTAACGCAAATAAATTTGGACTATAAAGTTGTTCTGTTTTTAATTCGATCCGCGCTTCTCCTACATCTAAAAACCATTGTGGTGGATTAGAAGTGTACTTAGTCAAACTACCAAGTACAGGC